ATTTAGCTCTAAGAATGCTTGCGTCTCAGTCTTCTGTTATATTGCAAAAATTACAGATAGGCAAATTAGATGAAACCGATCAGGAAAAAATAAACGAAGCCGCTCAGAATTTAAGTAAGTATAATATATTTTTTGATGATTCGAATGCAGTTAATTTAAGATCATTAAAAGCTAAGGCCCGCCGATTAAAAAAGAAACATAACATCGGAATGATTGTAATTGATTATTTACAGCTCATGCATGGTGAATCAAAAAACAATAGGGAACAGGAAATAGCAACTATTAGCCGCGAACTTAAAAACCTTGCTCAGGAGTTAGAAGTTCCTGTTATTGCCTTATCTCAATTAAGTAGGGACGGCGTTAAAAATAGTACATGGGAGATACCTCCTCCGATTTCATCACTAAGAGAATCAGGTGCTATTGAACAGGATGCAGATTTAATTCTTATGCTATGGGGTGCAAATGATGCAGAGCGGGCTAATGATTCAAGCTATGATTTTAAACGTAGAATAAGAATAATGAAGCAAAGAAACGGAATGCTACAAACTTGCGACTTAGATTTTCAAAATGAGATACAACTTTTTAAAAGTATGTCAGATATAAATAATCAATCAATTCAATTTTAAACTTTAAAACCTTAACAAAATGAAGTATGAAGATTTCCTGAAAAAGAAAGTTATTGTTGCTGAAAATTTCGGTATTGAAACAGACAATCTGCAATTAACAGAAAAGCTTTTTCCGCATCAAAAAGATATTGTAAACTTTTGTTTGCAAGGTGGTAGACGTGCAATATTTGCAAGCTTCGGATTAGGCAAAACATTCATGCAGCTTGAAATAGCAAAGCAACTTATTCAGCACACAAACAAGCCGTTTCTAATTGTTTGCCCTTTAGGTGTTAGCGGTGAATTTAAAAGAGATAACAGAAAACTACAAACTGGATATGATGTTACATACATAACAGATACGGATAACTTTTCAGATGCTAATATTCAAATTTATTTAACGAATTATGAACGTGTACGCAAAGGTGATATTAACCCGGAATTGTTTTGCGGCGTATCGTTTGACGAAGCATCTATTTTAAGAAACCTGCAAACTGAAACAACTCAATACGTTTTATCTTATTTTAGAAAAGTACCTTACCGCTTTGTTGCAACGGCTACACCTACTCCTAATGATTTTATTGAGATATTAAATTATGCTGATTATTTAGGCGTAATTTCACGCGGCCATGCTTTGACAAGATTTTTTCAAAGGGACTCAACAAAAGCAGGTCAGTTAAAACTTTACGAGAATAAGAAAAAAGAATTTTGGCAATGGGTTAGTACATGGGCTGCTTTTATTAACACTCCTGCTGATTTAGGTTACGATTCAACAGGTTACGATTTACCTGAATTAAACATAATTGAGCATTGCATAAGCTATGACATAAAAAATCAGCCACTTAATAAATGGGGTGAGCCGATCTTATTTAAAGATCTAAGCAAATCTTTATTAGAAGTATCAAGGGAAAAAAGAGATAGTTTGGCAGCACGTATAAATAAAGCATGTGAAATAGCTGAATCAATAAATGATAATACAATTATCTGGCATCATTTAGAATCTGAAAGGCAAGCGCTTGAAAGTAATTTCAGAGGTCAAAATTATGCATCTGTTTACGGCGGATTAGCAAATGATAAAAAGGAAGATCTTTTAATAGGATTCAGCGAAGGTAAACATCAATATCTACTAACAAAACCTAAGATCGCAGGTTCAGGATGTAACTTTCAAGATCATTGCAACAATATGATTTTTGCCGGAATAGATTACAAGTTCAATGATTTTATACAAGCTATTCACAGATGTTATCGTTTCGGTCAAACTAAAACCGTAAACGTTCATATTATCTATACTGAGAATGAATATGAAGTATTGAAAACATTGAAACAAAAATGGGCAAAACATATAGAATTAAATAATCAAATGATTGAATTAGTAAAGGAAAACGGATTAAATAACAACATAATAAAATCACAAATGGAAAGACAAATCTTCGCTAATGGACGCAAATTAGTTTACGACAATGTAACTATTTACAATAACGATACTGTTATAGTGCATGCTGATAAAAAAGAAATGCCAGATAACTCAGTAGACATGATCCTGACATCAATACCTTTCGGCGATCATTATGAGTATTCTGATAATTACAATGATTTCGGCCACAATCATGGCAACGATAATTTTTTCAAACAGATGGATTTTTTAACTCCTAACTTGTTAAGAGTGTTAAAACCTGGACGTATTGCAGCTATTCACGTAAAAGATCGCATACGTTATAGTTACCAAAATGGAACATCATTTACAACAATATCAGATTTTAGCGGTCAAACAGTTCAGCATTTTTTGAAACATGGTTTTTATCTTATGGGTAAGATAACAGTTACAACTGATGTAGTTGCTGAGAATAATCAGACTTATCGATTAGGATGGTCCGAACAATGTAAAGATGCGACAAAGATGGGCGTAGGTTTACCTGAATATGTTTTATTATTTAGAAAAGCACCTTCTGAAATGAATAATGCTTATGGAGATTTCCCTGTTGAAAAAGACAAATCAGATTATAAAAAAGCATTATGGCAACTAGATGCGCATGCTTATCAAAGGTCCAGCGGAGATAGATTTATGACAAAAGATGAACTAGAAAAAACAGAGGTTAAAAAAATAGTTGCAGCATGGAAAAAATTAAACCAATCTGAAATTTATGATTTCAAAGAACATTTAAGAATTTGCGAAGATTTAGATGAACTTGAAAAATTATCTTCTACCTTTATGACATTACCAGTTCACTCTAACAATGATTTAGTATGGACAGATGTAAACAGAATGAATACTTTAAATGCTCATCAAGTTCATTCTAAAAAAGAAAAACATATTTGTCCTTTACAATTTGACATCATTGAACGTTTGATAAACAGATACACTATGAAAGGTGAAATAGTAGACGATCCTTTCGGTGGTTTATTTTCAACAGCATACAAAGCTATTGAGATGCAAAGGAGAGCTGTTAGTGTAGAATTGAACAGCGAGTATTTTAATGATGGAGTTTATTATTTAAAAGCAATGATGCACAAATTATCAGTACCTACATTATTCGATTTAGTATAAAAATGTTGCCTAATTATTATTAACCGACGTGAAAGATCGACAATAATTGGCAATACTATCAGACTGCTTCCCGTAAGATCAGTAGTCTGGTTTTTAAAACATTTAAAACCATAATCAATGCAACTAATCAAACCTCAACGCAAATGCGTTAATTTATTTAACAGGAAGAACGATCCTGATGCAATTCTAAGCTTTTACTATTGCTTCAATGAAAAGATGCAGCGACCGAAAAGAACTTACAGGATTTCAATGAATAACTTTTTTTACCGTACTAAATTTAAATGGCAGTATATAAATTTCGGCATTGAACATGGAACGATCGTATTTTTTGAAGGTGATAAGCTAAGCGGATATAAATTCAACAATCAAAGATATATTTGTAATATGTCGCTGATTGAAACGATCTGCGATGTTTACAATATCAAAATAAAGGATAAAGCTTTTAATGTAAACTTCAAATGTGATCAGATAAATGATAAAATGTGGAGACTGATAAAGGTTTAAATTTATATTGAAAAACGTATAAATAGTACGATTTTCGTCAGTTTATACACAAAAGCATATAAAATATAAATGATTACGAAAAATACAGATCAGCTTCAGCTTCCCTACGTGTGACAAGGCCTTTTAATTGCTTTCCGCCTGCCCTTGTCCAGCGCATAAACTCAGCACGTATTGTAGGATCGTTCGGATTAGCGTTTACCTTTTTCAGTAGTGTACTTTTTTTGAGATTGCCAACACCTACATTGAATGCAAATGAAGTCAATGCTCCTATCTGATTGTCATTTAATTTTGATTTAACCCAACCCCTAACACTGATCTCAAATTTCATAACCATTTCAAACAATAAACGATCAGCCCTGTCTATTGTAATTTTATCACCTTCACGAACAGGAGAGCCGTTTTCATAAAAGGTCGA